CCGCGTCGGGTCCCTTCTCATATCGGGTCAAAAAACCGCAGAAATCCGCCAAAAATCCACGTTCCGCGCGCCGCCGCCCACGTGCGCCGGAGCGGGGGCTAGGGCCATGTTTTTCACGAATAATTATGTAAAAAATGATATGAATGTTTCACGTGAAACATTGCCTGTTTTTTGTGCAACTTTGAGGGTCTTGTTAACTGCTTAAAAAAGAGGCATATTTACTGCACATATTTTATGCATCAGGGGCCCCTATGGAACTCACAGAACAAGAAGCAAAGCTTCGTCTTCGTCTTGCTCAACTTGAGAAGAACGAAGCGTGTCAAACTAACTTTTTGACTTTTGTAAAAAATATGTGGCCCGAGTTTATCGCTGGCCGTCACCACAAAATCATTGCAGAAAAACTAGAACGTGTGGCTAATGGTGAGTTAAAGCGTTTAGTTATAAACATGGCTCCTCGTCATACGAAGTCTGAGTTTGCATCGTTCTTGTTTCCCGCTTGGATGATGGGCAGGAACCCAAAAATGAAAATTATTCAGGCAACGCACACAACGGAGCTGGCAGTAAACTTTGGCAGAAAGACAAAGAACTTAATTGATAGTGACGATTACAAAGACATATTCCCAGAGGTGCGTTTGGCTGCTGATAGTAAAGCGTCTGGACGATGGGACACCGCCGCGGGTGGTATGTACTATGCCGTTGGCGTTGGGTCGAACTTGGCGGGACGCGGTGGTGATCTCGTAATCATTGATGACCCGCACTCAGAACAGACAGCAATGTCGAACAGTGGTTTTGAAGATGCGTGGGATTGGTACACCGGGGGCCCCCGACAACGTCTTCAGCCGGGTGGGTCGATTGTTTTGGTGCAAACGCGCTGGTCCGAGAAGGACATGACAGGCCAGTTGTTACGGGCAATGGCTAAAGACCCGTTAGCCGACCAGTGGGAAGTTGTGGAACTTCCGGCTATTTTTGAAGACGGTAAGCCTTGTTGGCCTGAGTTCTGGTCACTAGAAGACCTGACCGCGGTCCGCGCATCTATACCTCCGAGCAAATGGAACGCGCAGTATCAACAGAACCCGACGGGCGAAGAGAACGCGATTATACCTCGTCAGTGGTGGAAAAGGTGGGATAAAGATGCCATACCCAATCTCGAATATGTCATACAGAGCTATGATACCGCTTTTTCTAAGCGGGAGACGGCCGACTTCTCAGCCATAACCACGTGGGGAGTGTTTCGTCCAGAAGAGGCTGGGGGCCCCCCGGGACTCATACTTTTGGACAGTCAGAAAGACCGGTGGGATTTTCCGGAGCTAAAGCAGATTGCTTTGGAGCAGTATCAGTATTGGGAGCCAGATACTATAATCGTGGAAGCTAAGGCTTCTGGTCTGCCTTTAACACAAGAATTACGAAACATGGGAATACCTGTTGTTAACTTTACGCCAAGCAAAGGTAATGATAAGATAACCCGTGTTCACTCCGTTTCGCCTCTTTTTGAAGCGGGTATGGTGTGGGCCCCCGACACTGTCTTCGCTGATGAGATGATTGAAGAGGTGGCGGCGTTTCCGAACGGGGAGCATGATGACTTGGTGGATAGCATGACACAGGCGTTGATGAGATACCGTCAAGGTAATTTTGTCCAGTTGCCCACCGATGATTGGGAAGAGCATGATGGACCAACGCAGGTAAAGGCCTATTACTGATGAACGAACTTTTTGAAGCAGTAACGAAATATTGTGAAGGTCAGATAGCTTTACATAAATACAACATAGATATTTATTTAAGTAACCCTGCGGGTATTGGCGAGCACTCGGACATAGCTGAAGCTGTGGTAGAGGAACTAAAAAAGATTGCCGAATATGATGATATTATGGAAATGATGAAAAAGTATTGGTAGGGAACCATGGCTGATAGTGTTGTAGATTTAGGTGCGGGCTCAAGCGGCGGGCTGATGTCCATGAACGAGGCTTTGGGTCTTGAGATGGGTGATCCGGGGTACGCGGGCCAGTTTCCGGGGCGCATCTATAAAGAAGGCGACACTATGGTTGACCGTGACTACTATGAGGACATGGGTGACTATGAGTTTTCCGCGGACCGCGTATCTCCATATGAGGGTCTAGCGGAGTCCTATATGGACATGACTGACGTTGAGGTTCTTCCGATGTTAGAGGGCGGGAAGTTTTTTCCAAATAGTATCTATGGCAAGACGGGGCAAAATGTTCCTGTTCGTCCTCAACTAGAGGCTGACGGCAGCGTAACTGTGGTGCCTATCGGTTTTCAGGAAGGCGGTCCCGTAGAAGAAGTTGGTATCATGGGGGCCCTGTTTAGTTCCGATGTAGATTTACCAAGTTCCGCGGACCAAGAACTTGTGCGTACTTCTGCCCAAGAAGGCACTGAGGGTGCGGCGATGTATTATCCGGCAGGGGCCCCGACATTTGAAGAGGTTCTTGAGCAACAGTACGGGTATCCGGATGCAGAGCGTGAGATATATGGCGCGACCACTTCTGAAGCTATGCGGGCGGGAAGACCACGGCATGATATGCCAACTTATCAGGAATTAGAGGACGCTCGTGCTCATGTGTTGCAATCTGCATTACTTTCTCAACAGGTTGGTCCGGAGACTGCGGAGACTTTTGGCGGCATGGCAGAGCTGTTTGACAGATATGTACCCATTCTGGGCACGGCTACTGATGCGGACGTTGTGATGGACAAGCGCAACAATGCTTTTGGGGCGAAGCTCTTGAAGGAGGCTGGTATAAACGCTACTCCGAAAGAGATTACGCAGATGGTAGACCAGAAGATTTTTGATCAGTTGGACATAGTTCTTGGTCGTGAGGAAGGTGAGCGGCGGTTTAAGTCTCCTAGCACGGGGATAGATATCTTCTATCCGCGGGATAAATACGGCTATTTTGATGTGAATAGGTACGACTGATGGCGGATTACGAAGATAGAATTATATCTGACGAAGTTCGCCGTAAAATGAATGAAGCTGTAGCCAAAGCGGCGGCAGAAGGCATTGAAGTAGAATCTGAATACTACACAGATAGTGATTTAGATTACATGAAAGAATTTGCCAGACTAAACAATACGGGAGTTATAACCGGGCCCTTTGAAGATTTTGGGAGCGGTGTAAATGTTCCGCGCACCCCGACTTTATTTAATTTGTATGCTATGCAAGAAGAACTTGCTCACAACAGAGAAGCGGAGACAGATGTAAGCGGCCCTAAGCGCAGAGATGATCCTGCCGGATATCTGTTAAGGTTGGCTAAAAGTGAGTATGACGAAGAGCAACGGGTAAAAGATGAAGCTTTGAAAAAAACTGGCGGTTTGTTGCCAGAGGGCAAAAGAACAGAAGAGTTAACCAGACGGTCATATGCCATCCGGTTTATGAACGCTATTGATGAATACGTTAAAAAAACGGGTGATTTAGAAACAAAAGAAGCATTACTTGAGCAGTATCCAGAGCTAAAAAACATAGAGCCAATTCAATATCCGGAAGGTGAGCAGCCGTTTGAAACTGGCGGGGAAGTGGTGGCAGAGAGAAAAACAGGGCTACCGGTAGACCCTACGTCTCCTCCTATTGCTCAAATTATATCTCCTCTTGTGCCGATGTCATATCAGGTGGACAGGCCCTATTCTCTTAACACGCAAGAAGTAGATGGCGGTTTAATTTACTCTGAAACTCCGCAAAAGGTCTCTGATCCGCAGTTCGCGGTCCCTCCTGTTATTACTGGTGGTATTGAGTTTTTTAAACAGTTCTTAGATGACCCGACAGAAACAGCTGGTGGCATAGCCACGGCTATTGGTGAAGAGATAAAAGCGTATCCGGAGCGTCAGGTGCGGACGGCTTTGGCTGGTGGTGAGACGATTAATCCGGAGACTGGTGAGATTGAGCGGTATGACCCGTTAGGTGTACCGGCGACCATGGCCCTCGGATCTGCCGCCTCGATAGCTAGGACTGCCGGAAAGGGCGGCACTGTTCTTGGTATTATGGCGGGCCGCAACGCTAAAGACGGTGGTAAAAGGTTAGATCAGTTTTTGGCAGCACGTGACCGTGGTCTGGATGACCGGGATAATTATGCTGAAACGCAGGGATATATTGAGCCGTCTGATGGTGCTTTTCGTTTTGAGATAGACACCTCTAAGGTCCGGTTGAAAAAAGACCTATTTGAAGACGGCATATTAGCTGGTCAAGGCGAACGGTATCAAAGATTAAATATTTCTGAGTTTAGAAAAAAAGAAGGGCGAGTTCCAAAGCTGGATGAAGTATTTGACTTTAAAGAGTTGTTTGAGCAATACCCTGAATTACGGTCGATTGATGTTGAAACTGTTCCTTTTATGAGCAGTGCCGGTGGAACAAAGGCAGCGTTTGATCCTGTAAATAACATCATTTACCTTGGCTCCGCTCCAAGTAAAGAAATGATTTCAAATATTTTACACGAAGTGCAACACGCAGTTCAACATATAGAAGGTTTTACTCCGGGGTCTAGCATCGCACGTTATTTACCTGAAGGGTTTTCAAAAAAGTTGGCTGATATTGACATGGACATATCAACTTCCAGCGAAGCTCTTCTTGGCAGTAAAAGCGGTTTTTTAAAGAAAAAGTCTTTTCAAGAGAGGGCTGACGAATCCGTAGGCAAGACGGTTTATAAGTATAACTTAGGTAAAAGAGCTCGGGACTTTTTTGCTGGGGAAACAGATGCTTATGGGTATGTGGATTTTAGTAAGTTTGCTACGCCGGACGAACTTAAAGAGCTTCGCAAGATTGCTGAAAAGCAATTAGAGTCTGATAAGAGGACTAGCGATGTTCTTAAAGCAGGACGTATGTATCGCCGTCAACCCGGAGAAGTAGAGGCTCGAACGGTTGCTACAAAGTTTAGGAAAGACCAGCAAGGCGAGTTTCCTTTAGATGTACAAGACACAGACCCTATAGATTATTTTTATTTAACCGACAAGACTATGTTGAACAAGCCTACTGCACCAAGGGTAGATGAAAAAGCACAGGGCGGCGTGGTGAGTTTGTTAGATAAAGCCCAGAACATGAACCGCGGTCCGAGGGGCGTGGCGAGTTTATCGTCAGTAGCTAGGAATATGAACCGCCCTATGGTAAGTTAGGGCAAAGGAGATAGCGCATGGCTCGTAAACCTATTGCTGGAATGGTGGACAAAAACGTCCCGTCACAGCTTGACCCAGAGGACTTGGCGGCCGAGGTAGAACTCGAAGTTCCCGGTTCTATGGAGGATAACATCGTATCCTTTGAGGGTATGGCGGAAAACATGGATATTGAGGTTACGCCCGATGATGACGGCGGTGTGACTATTGACTTTGACCCGCAAGATCAACGGGGCGAAGGCGATGATTTTTACATGAATTTAGCGGAAGAGATGCCGGAAAGGGAACTTGGCCGCATTGCGGGAGAGCTGTTGGGTGAGTTTGACGCTAACAAGGCTAGCCGACAGGAGTGGGAAGATGCTTATGCTAACGGTTTGGAGCTGTTGGGATTCTCTTATGAAGAGCGAACACAGCCTTTTAGAGGCTCGTCCGGAGTCACGCACCCGTTGCTTGCTGAGGCGGCTACGCAATTTCAGGCGCAGGCGTTCAATGAGCTGTTGCCAGCTAGCGGGCCAGTGCGAACTACTATACTAGGCGCAGAAACTAGGGAAAAACAGGCACAATCTGACCGTGTTCGGCACTTTATGAACTATTACATCACTAATGTGATGGAGGAATATACCCCAGAACTCGATCAAATGCTGTTTTACTTGCCGTTAGCGGGGTCTACCTTTAAAAAAGTCTATTATGATGAGACTATGGGTCGTGCGGTTAGTAAATTTATCCCCGCAGAGCACCTTGTGGTGCCGTATGAGACCTCAGACCTCGAAACTTGCCCTAATATCACGCAAGTTTTGCGTATGAGCCTTAATGATCTGCGTAAAAAGCAGGTTTCAGGCTTCTATTTAGACATTCCGGTCATTCCTGCACAGGAAGAATCGGACTCAGTAAGCAACGAAATTGACAGAATTGACGGTGTCTCGTCTAGTCAGATTGATTATGACTGCACAATCTTGGAATGCCACGTTGATTTGGACTTAGATGGGTATGAAGACACAGATGAGGAGGGTGAACCTACCGGCATTAAGATACCTTATGTAGTAACGATCAGTCAGGACAACGGCCAAATTTTATCTATCCGCCGTAATTATCGCGAAGAGGATGAATTAAAGCGAAAAATTCAGTATTTTGTGCATTATAAGTTCCTACCGGGCTTTGGTTTCTACGGTTTGGGGCTTATTCACACCATTGGCGGTTTGTCACGGACCGCCACGGCGGCACTGAGGCAGTTGATCGACGCTGGTACGTTATCCAATCTTCCAGCGGGCTTCAAAGCTCGTGGGTTGCGTATCCGCGATGACGATGATCCGCTTCAGCCCGGTGAGTTTCGAGATGTCGATGCTCCCGGTGGGGCTATCCGTGACAGCCTGATGCCGTTGCCTTTCAAAGGCCCTGATCAGACATTGTTCCAGCTTCTGGGGTTTGTCGTGGATGCGGGCCAGCGTTTTGCTACTATTACTGACATGAAGGTTGGCGACGGTAATCAACAGGCCGCTGTCGGTACGACTATTGCTTTGCTGGAACAGGGCTCTCGGGTGATGAGTGCGGTACATAAACGTCTGCACTATGCGATGCGTTTGGAGTTTAAATTCCTAGCTCGTGTGATGTCAGAGTTCCTGCCTGCCGAATATCCGTATGCGGTAGAAGGTGCAGACTCTTCTGTAAAAGCTACAGACTTTGACGATCGTGTGGATGTTGTACCGGTATCTGATCCAAATGTATTCTCTCAGGCTCAGCGGATTGCTTTGGCGCAGACGAAGTTACAGCTCGCAGGTGCCGCACCAGAAATGCACAATATGCACGAGGTGTACCGAGACATGTATGATGCTCTTGGCGTCAGGGATGTTGACCGGATTATGCGTCGTATACCAGATGAAGAGCCCGAACCAAAAGATCCCGCACAGGAAAACATAGACGCTTTGGATATGATTCCGATGAAAGCTTTTGAGGGTCAGGAGCATGAGGCGCACATCATGGCGCACATGGTCTTTGGTTCTACTCCAATGGTAGCGAGTATGCCTCCTGTAGCTATTGCTCTACAGAAGCACATAATGGAGCACGTTAAAATTGCAGCACGTGAGAGAGCGGCGGTTGAGTTTATCCAACAACGCCAGAACGCTGGTGGCGAGGCTGCTTCAGAAGAAGAGATGCTGGCAATAGAAGGTTTGACGGCACAGTTTGTTGCTGAGGGTATGCAGATGGTTAAGCAGCTTTCACAACAGGTTTCTGGTCAGGGGCCGGATCCTCTGGTACAACTCAAGGAGCAGGAGCTTCAAATTAGAGCTCAGTCTGAACAGGCAGATGCTCAGGCTGAACAGGCCAAGCTCAACCTTGATGCTCAGAACCAGCGGATGCGGGCAGACCAGTTCCAGCAACGTCTTGCAAGTCAAGAACGTCAAACTCAAGCCCGTATTCAGTCTGCTATGGAACGTGAAATGCTTAAACAGAGAGGTAATTAAAATGAGTGTAGTAAAAATTGTAACAAACAAGCCGGGTCCGGCACCTAAACCCGAAGAGGTTGGTAAAAGCAAAGAAGTTAAAATTCCAGAAAAAATGAAGCCCATGGTTGCTAGGGGAATGGGTGCCGCGGTAAAGGGCGGCGGTTATATGGGTTATGACTGAGTATGCTTGCAGAACTGGCCGCGGCAAATGCTGCATTCGCTATCATCAAGAGAGCTGTTGCTAACACAGGCGACCTTGCCAAGGCCGGTAAGGCGATATCCGACTTTGTAATTGCCAAAGAGGAACTACAAAGAAAAGGAAATAAAAAGAAAAAATCTGGTGTCCGCTCTTCTGATCTTGAAGAGTTTATAGCTCTTGAGAAGATTAGACAGCAAGAGCAGGAGCTCAAACAAATAATGATTTATGCTGGACGGGCGGGACTTTGGCATGATTGGCAAAAATTTCAAGCAAACGCTCGAAAAGAAAGACGAGTTCAAGAAGAGCTTTCTAGGAGAAGAAGGGCCGAAATTATGGAAGCTTTGGGACTGGGTGCTGCGGCCGTACTTATTGCTACTATGGTGGCGGGTCTAGTGGCTTGGGTGGTCTGGCTTAAAGGAGGCTTTAAATGAGTGCAGAAGACGTTGCTAGAAAACTGTTAGAGCTTAAAATACTGCCAAGGTTTATGATGTTGTGCATGACGGGCGTGTATATACGTTGTATTGAGTGGGCACTTTCGCAGCCAGATTTAACAACTCAGCAGGCTTCACTAATTTCAGTCGTCACGGGTGCCATGACAGGCAGTCTGGCGGTATGGTTAAATTCCGAAAAATGAAAGAGTTTGTCCTTGTTATTTCTATGTGGGGGCACACGGGTGCTGAATGGGAATATGTTGGCAATCAAATAGTTTTACAGCAATCTTTTACTCAAGAACAATGTTACCATTTGTTACAAAAGGATATGTGGAAAGCCACTTACGAAAATGAGTTTTATAAAATGAACATCCAATGCTTTCCGAAAGATTGTGCAGGTAAAGAGGTATGTAGTGACTAATGCCAGCAAAGTTAAATGAGAACACAGAGGTAGCACTACCGTTACGCAACATCATATCTATGGTTGCAGCAGCTAGTCTGGCAACGTGGGCTTACTTTGGCCTTATTGAAAGACTGAATACATTAGAGACAAACCAGACAATGATGCAAGCTGATTTGGAACAGAACACAGAGTTTCGTATCAAGTGGCCGCGTGGTGAGATGGGTAGCTTGCCAGCAGACAGTGAGCAATTCATGCTGATAGAACACATCGCCAATGAGCTAGAGAAGTTGCAAACAGAGATTGAAGAAGGTCGTGCGCCGTATGATCAGCAGCAGAAACTTACATTAGAATTTTACGAGAAACGTATAACGAGCCTAGAAGAAAATATAGAGAAGTTGCGGAACGGTGATTGAGCTAACCTTTGTATTATTATTGGTGATGGGTGGCGAGAAGGTAGAGTACACGCCCTATCAATCTCTGTCTGAATGCTTGTCTGTACGCAGAAAAATTAAACGTAACGTAGGCCACACCAATAACTTTGACCAGAAGTGGTCATGCAAAGAGTTAAAGGTTAAGGTTAAAGACGGCAACATATTGGAGTTTATAGACTGATGTTACAAGCATTGATAGGTCCGGCGACCGAGCTTATTGGTAAGTTCGTTGAGGAC